CACTATCAGACATTCGCCTCAAAGACAATGTACGTGACTACGACAAAGGCACAGCAGAACTTATGCAGGTCCGTGTTCGTGAGTGGGAACACAACGGCAAAGGCGGTTTACAGGCTGGTTCCAAAGGTCTTGGTGTTGTTGCTAACGAAATTGAGTTGGTGCTTCCAGATACGGTTCACACCTATGAAGGTAAACTTAATCCAGAAGATGAAGAAACTACAGACATCAAGTCTGTTAATGCAACGGAAATTACCTGGTTGCTAGTTAAAACTGTTCAAGAACAACAAGCAGTGATTGAACAATTAACTGCCCGTATTGAAGCGTTGGAGGCATAATGGCTATAGATTTCCCTAACTCCCCGTCAAACAACGACCAATACACCGTTGGAACAACAACGTGGATGTATAACGGCACAGCATGGGTTATCGTCTTGGGCGAATCCGCAATTGCCACTGATGCAGTCACTACTGCAAAAATAGCCGCACTTGCCGTTACTGATGCCAAACTTGCTAGTGACTCTGTTACCACAGCAAAAATTGCTACAAATGCTATTACGGCGGAAAAACTAGCGGCTGGAGCATCTAACTCCTATGTGTTGACCGCTGACTCGTCTACCACTTCGGGTGTAAAATGGGCGATCATCCCTCCTTCTGGTGGTCTTTCAACGACTACAGAAGGTGCAATTATGACTATGACTATAGGAGCGTGACGTGGCAATTGGAGACAGAAACGAAGCACGGCTTGGTGGTCCAGTCCAGTTAGGCACATCTACGACCACAATTGTGACAGCCGCAACTGGCTATGCCGACATCATTAAGCAAATAATCATTGCAAATACGGATACCGTTGACCGTACGGTGACATTGGCTATTGGTTCAGCGGCTACAGCCGCCAACCGCATCATGTCGGCGCTTCCTATTGGCGCAAACGATCTTATGGTCTGGGATACAGCCATTGTTCTAGCGGCTGGTGAGACATTACAAGGTTTATCAGATACAGCCGCCAAAGTAACAGTTACAGCCGTTGGCTGGGAGAAGCAGACTGCCTAATGGCTTTTTCTGAAGGCTACGGTATTGGCTCAGTAAAGCCAGGAGTATGCACTAGTACTACACGCCCTGGTTCACCTTATGTCGGTCAGATTATCTACGAAACCGATACCACTTTGGCAAAGGTGTGGACTGGTTCTGCTTGGGTTGAGTACCCACCAAGCAAGGCAAACACAGCATCGCCAACTTTTACTGGAACGGTAACGCTTCCAACTACTGTTGCTTCTGGTGTATTGACTGCTACCGCACAACCATCATTTCTTGCTACTAGAAATGGAAACTTAAGTTATACGGGCGGAAACACGGTTGTATTTAATGCAACTTCATACAACGTGGGTTCTCATTTCAATACTTCCACTGGTTTGTTTACTGCTCCCGTGGCTGGAAACTACGTATTTTCTGCAAGCATTTATCAAAACGCATTTGTTTCTCAGGTGTGGTTTAGATACAACGGAGGCAGAGAACGTACTTTTGCTTTTGATGGTGGGAACACCTGGAACATTCTTGCTGGTGCCAGTAATATCTATTTAAATGTTGGTGACACACTTGGTGTTGCTTCTTGGTCTGATGGTCAAGCAAGAACAATTTTCCAGCAATATGAGCATACATTTTTTAGAGGAGCGCTAATTTCATGACGATTTACACTAGGCATACCCCTGTAATTACTTTTTTACTCGGATAAAGGAAACTTATGGAATATACAATCACACTTACGGAAGCAGAAAATAAAGCGCTTGGATATGTTGCTGTTGACCAACAGGATTGGATTAACAACGCAGTAAAAGAGCGTTGCCGTGTAGCGATAGAGGAAATCTTCCAAATAGAGGTACAACGTATGTTGGCTGACCCTACTATTACAGAAATTCCTGCTGACCGTGACGCTGTAGTACTTGCTGCCAACATCCAATCTGCCGCAGAAAGACAAGAGAGTCTTTTAGAGCAATGACGATTTCTGCTACGACACAAGGCTTGAAGCCTGGAGTCTGTACTTCAGGCAACCGCCCGTCTGCCCCGTTTGATGGTCAGGTTATTTATATGACTGATGTTGACCAGACTGCGGTGTGGGATGGTACACAGTGGACTGTGTTGGCTCCTATCGCTGGTGGCAGGAACATGGTTGTAAACGGGGACTTTAAGATTTGGCAACGAGGGACTTCGTTCAGCAACCCTGCTAACGCAGCCTTTATCGCAGACAGATGGTTCATGTACTACGACGGCACTGGTGCAACACGAACAATCAGCCAACAGACTTTTACTGGTGACCAACCTACTGGTTTGAATGTTTCAAACTATATGCGTGTTGCTTTTACTGTTGCTGGTTCTGGTTCAACAACGAACGGTATGTTTTCCAGAATTGAAGATGTACGAAAACTTAATGGTCAAACGGTTACGTTAAGTTTTTACGGGAAAGCAGACGCATCAAGGACTGTTAACTGGCAAACATATCAAGAGTTTGGGACAGGTGGCTCTAGTGCAGTTGCGGTAAACTCAACTAACTTTAGTTTTACTTCAACTTGGCAACGCTTTTCCGTGAGTTTTACTATGCCTTCTGTATCGGGTAAAACAATTACGTCTAATAGTTCAGTTTCTTTTATTGTTACTTTTCCCGCAAACGCTACTGGAACCTTTGACATTACTGGTATTCAACTTGAGGCTGGTGCTGTTGCTACACCATTTGAGTTTGAAGACTACGGCACAACGCTTGCTAAATGCGAACGGTACTACTATGAACAAAACACAACTACCCTTTATTACAACATTTTCAACAGCGGAAACTTTCACTGTAGTTTTGCAAAGTTCCCAGTAAGTATGCGAGCCGCACCAACAATTACAGTTTTTGACTCGGCAGGAAATTCTGGCAAAATAAGTATTGCAAATGCTGGCGGAACTGGACAAAATAACATCACCCCTCCAGTATCTATTGATGTCAACACAGACGGTTGGCAATATGTCGCTGGTGGTATTGGTGGGACTACTGGCGTAAATGGAATGATGATTTTGAGCAGATACACGGCGAGCATAGAGTTATGACAAACATTGTTGAATGGTTTAAGCGCACTAATGCTGGATACCCTGACGCAATAGTCATGGTTTGTGGCGGTGTTATGAGCCATGTCCCTACCGACCCTGCTAACTCTGACTACCAGCAGTATCTAGCGTGGGTTGCTGAAGGTAACACCGCCGAAGAATGGAGTCCTAATGCCTCTGAGTAGTGTTGTTGGCGCACAGTCCATTGTTAAGCCTGGTGTGTGTACGTCGTCTACTCGTCCTGCTTCACCGTTTGTTGGTCAAGTTATTTATGAAACTGACACAAACAGAATCATGGCTTGGAACAGTTCTATTTGGGCTGTTGTTTTTCCTGAGCCAACCCCACAATTAACTGTTTACACAAGTGGAAGCGGAACATATACAACCCCATCTAACGCTAGGTATTTGAAGATTCAAATGGTAGGTGGCGGTGGTGGCGGTGCTGGTTCTGGCGGTGGTGACGGTGCAGGAAACGCAGGCGCTGGAAGCATTGGTGGTACTTCAACCTTTGGCACATCATTGTTAACCGCAACTGGTGGTGGAATCGGTTTGGCATCTGGGCAGGGTTGTGGTAATCCTGGGAGTGGAACAGTTAACTCGCCTGCAACTGGTTTTGTTTTCGGCGGTGCGGGCGGAATCAACGTTGCACAATACAACACTGCTCGGCAAGTTTACACTGGTGGTTCGTTTGGACCAGGAACTCCTCTAGGAGCATTTGGTGCTGGTGGAACAAATGCTGGCGCAGGGGCAACAAGAGTTTGCATGGGTGGAACTGGTAGTGCGGCTGGATATGTAGAAGCAATAATTTCAGCACCATCCGCTAGTTACTCGTATTCAGTCGGTGCTGGTGGTGCAGGCGGTGCTGCTGGAACAAGTGGTCAAGCAGGTGGTGCTGGTGGTTCTGGCGCAATTTATATAACGGCGTATTTCTAAAGGTAGTTAATGACTACCATCTATAACCAAGATACAATGGAATCATAATGGCTACACCACTTGATTTCCCTAACTCCCCATCTTCTGGAGATGAATACGTATCAGGTGGAAGGGTTTGGCTATATTATGATGGGGTATGGAAAGTTCTTGCAGAGACTGTGTCTGATGGAGGATTTTCCGATTCAAGTCTTAATTTTTCCTTTGTAGACGATGGTGGTGGTGCGTAATGACAGTTAGACGAATATTGATTCGTAGGGACACGGCAGCGGCTTGGACTGCGGCTAACCCAACTCTTGCGTCTGGTGAATTAGGTGGGGAAACCGACACAGGCAAACTTAAACTTGGTAACGGTTCAACCGCATGGAACAGTCTCGCCTATCAAGGCGGCGTTACTTCGGTGAACGGTAATACAGGTGTAGTAACGGGTCTTGCCACAACCGCTGGTCCTACATTTACAGGAACCGTAGTTTTACCATCAACTACATCCATCGGAACAGTCACATCCACGGAGATTGGTTATGTGGATGGTGTTACTTCTGCTATCCAAACACAGATTGATGCTAAAGCACCACTTGCTTCACCCACGTTTACGGGCACTGTTGTATTGCCTAACTCCACAGTAACGAATGCAATGCTCGCATCAGACGCTGTCACTCAAGCAAAGATCGCTGATAGGGCTGTTGGTTCTGCCGAACTAACTGGCTTAACTTTAAATGCTCAAACTGGAACTACGTACACGCTTGCGCTTACTGACGCACATGACTTGGTTACATTGAGCAACGCTTCGGCAATCACGTTGACTATACCCACTAATGCAGTTGTTGGTTTTACTATTGGCGACCAAGTGAACATTCTGCAACTTGGCGCTGGTCAGGTAACTGTTGGAGGTGCAGGTGTAACCATTCGTTCTCAGGGTTCTAAGTTAAAACTTAACGGACAATACTCAGCGGCTACGTTGATAAAAATTGGTACTGATGAGTGGGTTTTAGTCGGCAATACGGCGGCATAGTTATGCAAATACTTGGCGTAGCCAACTCATACGCTTCAGAACCAGTCAATGCTCCAACCTCATTAAGTGCTATTCCTACGGATACATCCGTAGCGATTTCGTTTACTGCACCAACAAACGACGGTGGCGCTGCAATTACCAACTATGAGTATTCATTTAACAACTCTTCATGGACTGCCCTATCCCCAGCGGACGCTACTTCTCCCGTAACGGTTAGCGGTTTGGCACAAAACACTGCGTACAGCGTCTACTTGAGGGCTGTAAACATTGTTGGGTCTGGCCCTGCTTCAACTGCTGTTTCATTTACAACATTTGGACCACCTACTGGAACTACAACTATTTCGTCAGTAAGCAGTATTACAGCAACAACAGCAACCGTTAACTTCTCAACTACCGCTGGTGGTAGTGCAATAACGGGGTATGACTACTACTTAACAAGTTGGGTTGATGCAGGTGTTTCGTCTAGTCCAAAAAACCTAACTGGATTGACTTCTGGAACAAGTTATACGGTGTACGTGCGACCCAAAAACGCTTACGGTGTTGGTTCGCAATCCGCAGGAGTTGGATTCACTACAGTATTCAATGTTGAATATCTTGTGGTTGCTGGTGGCGGTGGTGCTGGCAATGGACATGCTAGCGGTGGTGGTGGTGCAGGTGGGTATTTAACATCTGCTAGTTTTGCAATACCAACTAGTGGATTCACCATTACCGTAGGTGCGGGTGGCGCAGCCCAATCACAGGGTTCTTCTTCTGTTTTGAGCAGTGTTTCATCTACTGGTGGTGGATTTGGTGGTAGTGAAATTGGAAATGGTGGTTCTGGAGGCTCTGGCGGAGGCGGTGAAGGTTATCAAGGCATGGTCGGTGGTGCTGGTACTGCTGGTCAAGGTAATGCTGGAGGCAACGGTACAGGTGGTGGTAATGGTGGTTATGGTTCAGGAGGCGGCGGAGGAGGTGCTGGTGGAAGCGGTGCCAACGCTGTTTCAACGAACCAAGGCGGCAACGGTGGATCAGGAATCTCTTCATCAATAACAGGTTCTGCGGTAACTCGTGCAGGTGGTGGAGGCGCTGGTGGTTTTACTTCAGGCGGCTCAGGTGGTGCTGGCGGTGGTGGTAATGGAGTTGGTGCTAACGCTGGTAATCCTGGGTCCGCAAACACTGGTGGAGGTGGTGGTGGTTCTGGAGGCTCTGGCGGTGCGGCTCGTATTGGAGGTGCTGGTGGTTCTGGAATAGTGATTATTGCATATCCAAGTACATTCCCTCAAATTAACACTATTGGTGCAGGATTAACATACTCTGTTAGCACAGTAAGCCGTGCTGGGTACAGAGTTTACACATTTACGGCTGGAACAGGAACGGTTTCTTTCTAATGGCACATTACGCATTTTTAGATGAAAACAACATTGTTACAGAAGTAATAACTGGTCGCAATGAAACCGAAGTTGTAAATGGTATTTCCGATTGGGAAACACATTATGGAAACATACGTGGACAAACCTGTAAACGCACTTCATACAACAACAACATTCGTAAACAGTACGCAGGTATTGGTTTCACTTATGATGCTGACGCTGATGTGTTTGTTGCGCCACAACCATTTCCTTCTTGGTCTTTAGATGACAACCATGACTGGCAAGCACCAAACCCTAGACCAGAGGGGGAGTTCTATTGGGACGAAGAAACTCTGGCATGGGTCGCAATTCCCGCTGGCTGATAGTAATTACAGCGATTGCAGGATAAAGAACTTGTATACTTGGGTAGATAAAAACCCTTCTGGAGATGACTAATGGCATTTAGACGAATACTGATTCGTAGAGATACAGCGGCTAACTGGACGGCGTCTAACCCCACTCTTGGTGCTGGTGAACTGGGCGGTGAAACCGACACAGGTAAACTTAAAATTGGTGATGGCTCAACCGCCTGGAATAGCCTTTCCTACCAAGCAGGTGTTATCTCAGTAAACGGCAGTACAGGCATAGTGACGGGCCTTGCCACAACGAACAATGCTTCTTTTACAGGTACTTTTAGCGCCCCAACAGGAACTATCACATCCACTATGCTTGCTGATGGTACGATTGTGAACGCAGATATTAATGCGTCGGCGGCTATTGCAACAACAAAGATTACTGGCTGGGAAGACGACCAAATTGTATTATCACAAAGAATATTTAGTTAGGCGTAATTATGGCAACATATAGCAAAACAACCCTTAGTGGTTCAACAAATGGTAGGCAGATCAAGGTTGTGGCGACAGCCTCCGCTGGAACGCTTATCCACACAGCCCATGCAACGGCATTGGATGAGATTTGGTTGTATGCCGTTAATGACACCGCAACAGACCGCTTGCTGACCATCCAGTGGGGTGGAACAACGGCAACAGATGATGACATTGAATTCACCGTTAAGGCACAAAATGGTCTATACCTGATTGTTCCAGGTCTTATTTTGACTGGTGGAACAGTTGTTCGTGCTTTCTGTGCCGCCGCCGCTAACGCAATTCAGATAAGCGGATACGTTAACCGAATCGCTTAAGGCGCTGTCATGGTGGCGTTTAATAAAAAGACTGAAGGTGGGAAGCAGGTTTCCACCCATTTAAGTCCACGTGGGATTCGTACTAATTCTGGGCAAGTGCATTCGGTCTGGGTTGGTGTAAGCGCACCCCAAAATGCTCCAACTTCTCTATCAGCAACCCCTGCTAACACATCCGTAGCAATTTCGTTTACGGCACCAACGGATACTGGTGGCGCAAGTATTACCAACTACCAATACGCAATTTCTTCAAATGGTGGGTCTACTTATAGTGCATACGCTGCATTGTCACCAGCAGACGGTGTTTCTCCAATCACGGTAACTGGTCTTACACAAAACACTGCTTACTTAATTAAATTAAAGGCTGTAAACGATGTCGGCGTTAGTGATGTTGAGTCATCACCAGTTTCCTTTACATCACAAGGTATCCCAACATCTGCCCCTACTACTCTTTCGGCAATTCCAGTAAACACATCTGCGGCGATATCCTTTACTGCCGCCGCAAGCAGTACTGCTCTAACCAACTATGAGTATTCGTTTAATAACTCAACATGGGCTGCGCTTTCACCAGCAGACGCTGTAAGTCCTGTAACTGTTTCTGGGCTTACGCAAAATACTGCGTACACCGTGTACCTTCGTGGAGTTAACTCTTATGGTGTTGGTCCTGGATCTACTGGTGTTTCCTTTACAACCGAGGGTGTTCCTACATGTACACCAGTTATTACCATTGGAACTATTACCGCCACATCAGTAGTAGTTTCATTTACGGCTACTGGTTGCGGTACGGTGACTGGTTGGGATTTGTATGTTGCAGGGCAAACAAACTCTTGGAACAACACAACGGCAAGCCCAATAACCGTCACTGGATTAACGGCAAGTACGACTTACACTTTCTATGTTCGGGCCAAAAACGCTTATGGCGTAGGACCGCAGTCTGCTGGAGTTAACGCAACCACTAATAGGCCAGCCCCAACTTCTGTTCAGGTTCTTGTTGGAGCAGGTGGCAGCCAGGGCGAATATTGGCAATTCACACCTGTTGGATATAGAGGCGGTGGCGGTGGTGCTTCTGTTGCAAACCTTAATACCCCAGTGTCGTCAGGTATTGCATACACAATAACCGTTGGAGGACAAGGTGCTACATCTAGTGCGGCTCTTGGCGCAACAGTTACAGCAACTGGTTTGGGTTATTCCATTACAGGAAACGGAAACGGTGGAGGTTACAACGGCGGTGTTGGTACTGGTGGTACCTCTGCTGCTCCAACCATAAGAGGCACAACTGTTGGATGGGGCGGTGGCGGTGGTGGTGCAGTTAGATATGGTGCTGGATACGGTGCAAGTTATGGAGCAGGAGGAGCCGCAGGAGTAAACAATGGTCTTACATCTGGCGGTAATGGTGTAGGTGGAGGCGGAGGCGGAGGTTCTGCCGATGCTAACGTTTGGGGCGGTGGTGGCACGGGCGCTGGCGGTGGTGGCGAATGTGTTATTGCTTATTCAACTACATTTGCCCCTGCTGTAGCAACGACTGGGAGTCCTTCATACAGCACCACATCTCGTCCTGGTTTTCATGTTTATGTTTGGACTGGTTCAGGGAGTATTACATTCTAATGGCTTATTTTGCAGAACTAGACGAAAACAATATTGTAATAAATATTATTGCTGTTCACAATAACGAATTATTGCTTGATGGTGTTGAAAACGAACAGAAGGGTATTGATTTTTGCAATACAATAAAACAAGGCCGCTGGGTACAATGTTCTTTCAATAACAGAATTCGTAAGGAATATCCAAGTATTGGGTTTTCCTATGATGAGATTAGGGATGAATTCGTTAGATTTCAACCATACCCATCCTGGACTCTTAATGAAAATAATGACTGGGTACCACCTAAAGCGAATGAAAACCCTATTGAGGGGGTAATCTATAACTGGGATGAATCAAAATTGGAATGGATCATTGTCGGAGAATATTAGATTCTTTAGTAATCTTTTAAGTCCAACGCATTTTAAAAATGGCCTAGATGCAATTTCATCGCCAAACTTTCCATGGTTCTTTCAACCAGACACAACATATGGCTCAAAGAATAATACAGACTCTATCAACCATGGCTTTAGACATAGTTTGATAAAGGATGGAGAAAGTAATTCAGATTGGGTGCATTTATTTTTACCAATTGCATGGATTATGGCAGATAAGTTAAATTCGGAAATAAGTAATGTTTATTCAATGCACTTAAACCTTATGGAAAACTACAACAAGATACCCCCACCAAGACCACATGTTGATAGGGAAAGGCACTTGGACAACATTGACAAAATGTTTACTGGGGTCTTTTATTTTGATTCAGTTGACGGTGACACAGTTTTTTACGCAGAAGATAGAGAAGAAATAATCCACCGTCAAACCCCATCCGCTAATTCATTGGTAATCTTCCCAGCGAAGACATGGCATTCTGCTACAAATCCTATGGTTCACCCATATAGAAGAGTTTTGAATATAAACCTAACTATGAAGTAATTGTTAGCGAAATGGCTAAATCCCCTAATTAACACAAGGCTCTGGCACTATCTGAGGAACTTTACGTTCCCGTTGCCTAGTGTTGGTGTAAAATGGTGCCATGACAAAGATGCCTTGGCCCGTAGTCCCTATCAAATTCTGTGAGCACCTAGAAGGTAAGAAGCCTTCTCAGATCACGCCTGCGATGCTTCGCAAGTTATCTGTGGGTGGTCAGATGCACCATTGTGCCGCTCGTGCCTTTGAGGCAATGAAGGCAGCCGCCGCAGCAGATGGAGTCAAGTTGGCTCCGACTTCAGCAGGGGACACATTCCGCAGTATCCAAACCCAGACCCAAGGATTTCTCACCCGCTACCAGAAAGAGTTAATTCCAGGAGCCTCAACCCGCACATGGAATGGTGTGAAGTGGTACTTGAAGAAGGGCAACGCTCCTCTAGCGGCTCCTAACGATGACGCTAAGACCTGCTCACGTCACATGCTCGGTATCGCCATTGACATTGCCAACACTGGCAACAAGAAGATCATGGACTGGCTATTGGCTAACGAACAGAAGTTTGGTTTTAGCCATGAAGTAGTGGACATGCCAGGTGCTGAAAGTTGGCACATCCGTTTTACCGAAGGCAAGGTAATGCCACAGGCAGTTCTTGACTACGAGGCAACACTTCCTCCACAAGCGTAATATAGAGCCGTATGGCACCACGACCTAAACCAGGCTTAAACAGATCAGCAAGAGACCGTATTGCTGAAGGATTAAACTACTACTCAGGTCAGTACGCTATCCAAGAAGAGCGTGCTCGTACTCGTGCGAACGAGACAAAGTTTACGCCAACAGAAATGATCCCAATTCATTGGGATCCTAATACCACTTACTACCACGCCGCAGATGAAAGTAGTCGTGTAGAAGCCTTTCGTTATGTTGCTATGGAAGGCACCTCTGGCGCTATTGGTTTTAACGGCACACTTTTTGTTCGCTTTATTAAACACGGTACTCCGTGGAAATACTTAAACGTTCCAGAACATATTTACCAAGCGTTTGCGTCTGCTCAATCAAAAGGACGCTATATTAACTCGGTACTCAATAACTTTCCAAACAGTAGGGCATCAGGCGATGAAGAGAGCACGTTTTTCGTTCAGTCTCAAATGTAGTTATAACGAAGTTCACGGTATTGGCCCGATCTATTGGATTGCTAGGGACTTTGCAAACACCAATACACCTTTGATGTGTATAGGTATTATGAAAGAATTAGGGCAACCATGGCGTCATGGTAAAGGCGTGCAGTTGCGCACCCGTACTCGCACATTACAAATTGGGGTATGTAAACGTGCCAACATCACTGATGAAACAGATGGTATTTTACAAGCAGTAGGTGGTCGTGAAATGGACGTACCCGCACAAGAGATTGGATTATGGTGATGGGATTTTTTAAAAAAGAAGAACCTCCTAAAAGAGAAGTACCAAAGCGTTTACAAAACTTAGACCGAGCATCCTTATTGCAGTGGTTTGATACCAGCGTCATGATGCTTGGATCTTCCTTTGATCGTTGGCGTTACCACGATGGACCAGATGGTGAAGTAAGTGACGCTATTGAAGCATTGTCAGATTTGTGGCAAGAGTTACAGAGTCGGGTTGACGCTACGAAATAGCAATGGTACTATCAGAACCTATGCCAAATACATCAACAAAGCCCGTACTATCAAACATTGAAGCAGGGGAAAAGCGTCGCCTCATTAATGCCGTTCATGATCTCTTTTTGGTCACTGAGTCGTATTCTCCAAAGGTGTTCCAACAGTCAGAAGAAGATCCTGAAAACGTCCTTATTGACATCAAAACCCTCATTATGATTATTGAGGATTCAGCCGCTTTGATTTCGGAATTGCGCCCACGTCGCCCAATCTATAACGACGATTCGCAACTCCAAATGAAGTTTGATAACAGCGACTACTAATTAGTCTATGATTGGTCTGTGCTCACAGACGACGAATTAGACGAAAACCTCTTAGCGGAGGACATAGCCGAGGAACTGGACGAAACGTCCGCCGAATTCATAGACGAACTGGTAAAACGCATTATTGTATTTACCGAAGAGTTCTGTGACGTGGAGTTGTTCCCATACCAGATCCCAATTGCTTACCGATTAATTGAATCGGTCATTCTTGGTGACGGTGAGGAAATGACAGTGGTTGCTACACGTCAGTCAGGTAAGTCTGAAGTGCTGTCTAACGTCATGGCTTCGCTCATGGTCATCTTGCCTAAGTTGTCAAAGATATATCCGACATGGCTTGATAAGTTTGAAAAAGGCTTTTGGTGTGGAGTGTTTGCACCAGTAGAAGACCAAGCAGACACAGTATTTAGTCGTATCGTTGGCAAACTCACTAGCGACCATGCAATGGACTTCCTGTTAGACCCAGAGATTGACGACAAAGCAACATCAGGTGGCGCCCGTGGTAAGGGTCGCATTATTACCTTGAAGCATTCTGGATCGCTTTGCCGTATGCAAACCTGTAACCCAAAAGCAAAGATTGAATCAAAAACGTACCACTTCGTCATGATTGATGAGGCTCAGGAAGCCGACGAGTACATGATCGCCAAATCAATTAAGCCGATGTTGGCGTTTAATAACGGAAGTATTTGCCTTACAGGTACGGCTACCCGTAACAAGTCGTACTTTTACAAGATGATCCAGTACAACAAGCGACGTATGGTCAACGGTAAAAAGACACGACCATGTCACTTTGAGTACGACTGGAAGGTCGCTTCTAAATACAACGCTAACTATGCAAAGTTTATTGCTAAAGAAAAACTGCGCATTGGTGAAGACTCAGACGAATTCCAAATGTCGTACTGCAATAAATGGGTACTTGACCGAGGTATGTTTGTTACTGAAGAGCGATTAGATCGCTTGTATGACCCGTCTATGCCAATAGTAAAACAATGGTGGCGTACTCCTGTGGTGGTCGGTATTGACGTTGCCCGTTCTAATGACTCAACCGTAGTGACGGTCTGTTGGGTTGACTGGGACCATCCAGATCCGTTTGGGTTCCATGAGCACCGTGTCCTTAACTGGCTAGAGATTAATAACGAAGAATGGGAATCCCAGTACTTCCAGATTATTGACTTCCTACGCAACTACGACCCCCTTAGAATTGGTATTGACTCTCAGGGTGTTGGTGGTGCTGTAGCCGAACGTATGCAGATCCTGCTTCCTGATATTGAGGTGCTTGCGATATCTTCGGACTCTAAAGCCCAGCACGAGCGTTGGGTGCACCTAACAGAACTCATTCAGAGAGAGCAATTAATAATTCCAGGTCACTCCAAGGCTCGCCGTACCCGTGGTTGGAAGCGGTTCAATCAACAGATGAGCGACCTAGAGAAGACCTACCGTGGTCCATATATGTTGGCTGAAGCCCCTGATGAAAAAGGTGCCTTTGACGACTACCCAGACTCCCTAGCAATCGCCTGTTTTATGACCATGCATGATACCCTGCCTCAAATACAGGTGGCAGAAAATCCATTCTTTAATTGATGGTAATCTAGTTACAAGTTAAAAACCCCTATTACGGAGGCTTACGTGAACGTAGCACCAGCACCACAATTCCCAGAGCGCTCACCGAACGTTTTTGAGCGTTCAATGGCGCCAAGCATCCCAGGCAACCGTGGACCGCTTCGCTTTGAAGAAGGCGTAGCAACTGACACAGACGTACCAAACGATTTCGGTCGTGGTGCATACGCTGACACCTCGTCGGCTCCTGGTCGTCAGAACCACAACAACCCTGAGATGTTTTACAAGTATCCAGAAGAGACGATGCGTGAGCGTGCTCATGTTGGCTCGGCTTCGTGGATTGAGGCACCATCGGTGCTCTCAGAGTTTGTACAAGGCTCAATGTCAGGCGACGGAATGCCACAGTTTGAGTACGAGTACAACAGCGGCGGTCACATGAACCGCATGAACCCAACAGTCGTTAACGACTAGTTATGGAAGGCGGCGCCGACGCAGGCGCCAGCACAACTGACAGCGCTGTTAATGGTGGGGGGAGTCAACCGACTCCCCCTACTAATACCCAGTCTGGGATCGGCATTGGTCAGGTTTACGCTGGGGCTGGATTCTTTGCAGGGGCTGTAAGGTCTCGCAAACAACACTTCCACGAATCACATCAGCAGTACCGTCGTCCTGACTATGGTACAGATGACCGCAACCCACAAATAGGAAAGTCATATGGTCCTAAAGGTGGGATTGATATGAAGCGCAATATGTCAGGTCTTGGCGTTGGTTACCAAGATGCGCTTGATTTGTTTAAACCAGTGCGATCTAATTTAAACAAAACTTCTACAGGTGTTCGGATGAACCACCGCCCACAAGACCCAATGCGACGCCGTGCGCAGGGCATTTCGTCTTATATAAAAGCAAATCCTCAGAATAAAGATGGAGCGTAGGTATGGGAACTAGGTCTAGTTTAGAAAAACGCCTTGCCGAAGCAAGCGTTGATGACGTCCTTAAGTACTCAACAGGTGCTGGTCTCAAGGAAGCAAAAGAAACCTTTAGTGCTATGTCACGGTCAACTACAGGGACAACTAAGGGTGGAGACATCCTTCGTGGCGGTATTAAACCCCATTTGCTGGGAAGTTCCACAAAACTAGAGCACAACGAAACCTCTGGTGAACATGGCGTATTGGGTTCAAAGCAGTTGGTTCAATACCTGCAACCATCTAACCAAAGCGGTATTAAGGGTTGCAACACCTGCGGTTCTGAAACTAAGGGTTGTAAAGGTGCATGCTTGAGCGGGTCTGGTCAACTTGGTTTGACTGGCGGTGAAATTGCTAAACAAGCACGAACCAAAATGGCATGGGAACAGCCAGACATGTATTTGGGTCTTGTCCATTCCGAGATCCGTAACCACGAACGGACGTCACGTGCCATGCGCAGGACTCCTGTGGTGCGCTTGAACGGTACTTCAGACGTTGGTTGGCACCGCCTTGGTCAGACTTCTGACCTTTTGATTGGCTCCCGTCCAGGAACACAGTTCAACGAATATACAAAGTTTAATACCCATGACGTTGTTGAACATGAGGATCCAAACCCATACAGCAACTACCACTGGATCCACAGCCTTACTGAGAACACCACTGTTCCACGTATTGAGCAGATTACTAAGTCTGGTAGAAACGTTGCAGTTCCTCTCAATATTAAAAAGGGTGACAAGATACCTGACTCATTGACCATCAATGACAAGCAAGGACGCAGTATTGAACTTCCAACAGTTCGTACGTCACGTGGGGAATCCGCTGGAGACGCCCACGACATGCGCCACCTTGACGAAAGGATTGGTGGAGCAGTAGCCCTACGAGCCAAGGAAATCACAGTTGAAGGACGCCGTGGCGTTTTTGATGAGACTGGTTTTATTCGCCAGATGCAAAGTGGATCAGCAGAGTCACCTGTTCAGATCTCCCGTAGACGGCCGCATAACGCATGACAGATGCATGGGCGCTCATCATTGCCACGCTTATTACAACGCTTGCTGGAGCGGTTGGCGCAGGAATTAAACAACTAAAAGACCTCCGTAAAGAGAATCGTAATGACCACGGGATGGTCATGCTTCATTTAAAAACTGTAAGACGCAGTGTTGAGAATGTGGGCGACAAAGTCCAATCTGTTTCTGAGCGTCTTGACAACCACATTGATTGGCACCTAGATAAGACAAAGTGATACTTGGCACACCCGTGAATAGGGTGCTAGGATATTCCTGACCGTAATTCTGAATTGAAAAAGGTTAGGTATTTGTGAAACAAGAAGAGCAGAAAACAAGTCTGCTGGACGCCCTATTGTCACCCCGAACTAACCTTTCGGCAGACACATGTAAGTTCACCAGAACAGTAGCCAAAATGTCTGCTGAAGAACAAGAAGCAATTAACCGTGCAATTGAACTCATTCGTGAGGACAACGGTTTAGGTAAAAGCAAAACATACAGCGCATCATGGCTTACAAAAGTTATGCGCCAACATGGTTACAACGTGAGTATAAGTACGATCCAGCGCCACGTCAATAAAGAGTGTTGCTGTTACCAAGGAGATGCACAATGAGTGAATTAGCAAAAGCGTTAACAACAGCACCACAAGATAAGACTAAGTTGCTTGGCAAATTAGTTGAAATGCTTGAGAGCAAGAACATTGACATCAACGAAATCGGTGACATCAAGCGTGTCAAGTTGTATCAAGCAATGTCAAAAGACTCAGACGGTGAAGCACATATTCATGACCTTGCCGCAATTCAGTTTTCACCTAAGTGGGAAACTGGTCCTGAATGGCCTGTTGTTACACAAGGTCCTGCAATCAAGATGCCAGTACCTAAAGCAAAGGTAAAGAAGCCAACAACATTTAAAACATGCGTTGTTGTTCCTGACATTCAGATTGGTTACTACCGTGGTCGTGATGGAACACTAGAACCAACTCATGATGAGAAAGCACTTGACGTTGCACTCAAGATCATTGAAGAGATGAATCCTGACACAGTCATTTGTGTTGGTGACAACCTTGACTTCCCTGAGATGGGTAAGTACTTGACGTACCCTGCGTATGCACAAACAACGCAAGCATCAATTGATCGTGCAACAGTGTTCTGTGCACAGATGCGTGCGGCGGCTCCTAGTGCAGAAATCGTATGGCTTGCTGGTAACCACGAAGAGCGTATGCCTAAATATGTTTTGGTTAACGCATCAGCCGCTTATGGTTTGCGTAAGGGAAATACCCCAGAATCATGGCCTGTTTTGAGTGTTCCATACCTCTGTCGTATGGATGACTTCAATGTAATTTACAAGCCAGGTTATCCAGCATCAGACTATTGGGTCAATGAAAAACTGCGAATCATCCACGGCGATCGTGTTAAGTCCTCAGGATCAACTGCACACATCTATCTCAACAATGAAAAGACGAGCGTTATCTATGGGCACATTCACCGCATTGAAACAGCGTTTAAAACACGTGAAGACTTTGATGGTCCACGCACCATCATGGCTGCTTCTCCTGGTTGCCTTGCTCGCATTGACGGCGCTATTCCCAGCACAAAGGGCGGTGTAGACCTTGACGGACGCCCGCTTACTCGCCATGAGAATTGGCAACAAGGATTGGGTATTGTTCGTTATGAAGACGATGGTCAGCATCGTTTCTCTTACGATGTAATTCCAATCTACAACGGTTGGGGAATGTACCAAGGTAAGGAATACCAAGCAGACTAATGACAACCATTGTCGGAATCCAAGGTGACGGTTTTGCCGTGGTATGTGTTGACTCACGTATCTCCACCATGTATTCCGATGGGCTTGCTCAAACTGGAACGCTTCGTGAAGGCTCTAGCAAAGTTGCCACAAACGGTAAGTATCTGTTAGGTGCGGCTGGGGATGTGCGTGCAATCAATATCTTGCACCATGTTTTCCAGCCCCCAGCAGTACCTCCAAATTTAAAGGGAAAGAAACTTGACCAGTTCTTTACTGCCAAGTTCATCCCTGCATTGCGTGAATGTTTTGACGCTCAGGGTTACTCAATCCCAGACCTCAACGAAAACAAACAACATATTGCTGAACAAGGGTCAAGCATTCTTGTGGTCATTAACGGTGTTATTTACATGGTGGACGGAGACTATGCGTGGTCCTCTGAAGCCAGTGGTATATATGCCATTGGATCTGGTGCTCAATACGCTTTAGGTGCCCTACAGGTCATGATGAACAAAAAGAAGTGGACAGCCCAGCAGGCTAAAACGAGTGCCCTTAAGGCTCTTAACATTTCGGCTCGGTTTGACCCCTACACTGGACCTCCGTACCAAACCTACGTACAAGGTCAAGAAAACCTAAGAACCCGTAAAACGGTATAATCAATACACCTACCAAGGAGAAATAATGAGTCAATTAAAGACAGCCCACGCAGACGCCGCTATCAAAGGTGCCGCTCTCGGTATCCTGACATTTGCCGCCGCTAAGTACAACATTTCAACTGAACTTGTTGCTTTGGCATTGCCATTTGTTGCCGCCGCTATCTCGGTGGTTTCCACCAAGATTGGTCCTGCAAACACTACACTTCTTTTGAAAGTCGCTGAACAGGCAATTGCCGCCGCTCCTGCTAAAGCAGAAGCACCTGCTCCTGTAAAAGCCGCCGCTAAGAAAGCCGCTCCAAAAAAGAAGTAAGATATTCATATCCTCCTTTTTTGTGGAAAGATATAACTAATGGCTGTTGATTTTTGGTCACCTTCTTATCGTGCATCTTCAAGTGACCTCACAGTTGCTATCTCTCCGCTTGGATTGGTTGAACTCGCAGACGAAGAGTTTGAAGTTCATGGACCACGTTTAAACCGTTATTCTGCGGCTTGGGCGTGGTACCTAGGACATCACTGGTCGTACCGCCGTGAGATGGGCGAGTCTCAGTTCTACATGAACTATGTCCGTACTATGTCGGACTACATTACCAACTTTTGTTTTGGTAAGGGTGTGCAATTTAAAGTGCCTGAGCAAAATGGTGCTATCACTCCACACCTGCTCCATAAAGTTTGGGATCAAGATAACAACAAACATTATGTGCTTTGGGAAATGGGACAACTAGCCTCAGTAACGGGTGACGTGTTTGTCAAGGTTGCCTATGAGGAGCCTTACGTAGACCCTGCTGGCGTTCCACACGAAGGACGTGTGCGCATTATTCCTTTGAACCCAGCGCACTGCTTCCCTGAGTATCACCCGCATGACCGTGACCGTTTGATTCGCTTCAAACTTAAATACCGATTCTGGGGGACATCTCCAGAAGGCACTCGTCAGGTTTACACATTCACTGAGATTCTTACTGATGAAACTGTTCAACAGTTTATTAACGATGAACTCATTGACCAGTACGAGAACGTGTTGGGAATGATTCCTATCGTTCACATCCCGAACTCCACCATCTCTTCTTCACCTTGGGGTCAGTCAGACATTTGGGATATTATTCCTCTCAACCGTGAACTCAATGAGAAGATGGTTGAAGTCTCAGACATCATCAACTACCACGCCGCTCCTGTAACCATCATCACTGGTGCTAAGGCTTCGCAACTAGAGCGTGGACCTAAGAAAGTTTGGGCTGGTCTTCCTAAAGACGCAAACGTATTCAACCTTGAATCACGTGGTGAGATGGCTGGCGCTTTGGAATACATCACTTTCTTAAAGCGCACTATGCACGAAATCACTGGTGTCCCTGAGACCGCTCTTGGTCAATTCCAACCAGTATCAAACACCTCAGGTGTTGCTTTGGCTATTCAGTACCAGCCAATGATGAACCGTTTCATGATGAAAAAGATCCACTTCACAAAGGGTCTTGAAAAAGTAAACGAAATCATCATTCGTACTGTTGCTATTTTCCAGCCTGAATGGTTGACGTACAACCCATCTATTGCGGCTGAACCAGAACCAGACCAACTCCCACAGTTGGATCCTGCTGACCCTGTTACTTACAGGACAACCGTTCACTGGCCTGAACCGCTTCCTGTTGATGTGCTTATCAAACTCAATGAAGTACAAGCCAAGATGGCTCTTGGTCTTGAGTCCAAGCGTGGTGCTCTTGCCACATTGGGTGAGGAATTCCCGAACGAAAAGATGCTTGAAATCTTTGAAGAACTTCAAGACGACGCCCTGGATCAAGGCGCTCTTGACATGATGCGTGCCCAAATTCAGCAAGCCATTATGTTGGCTACTGGAATGGTTGCGACACCAGACGGTGGGGCGGCTCCCGCACCTACCCCATCTGGAGATGGTAATGTCACTTCATCAAATGGTGGTAATGCTCCTTTACCAGGGGTTCCACCAATTGAAGAAGAGATAGTTAACAAGTTAGTTTCACGGGCATACGGAGCAAGGTTCGCCCAACGCCGTAACCCAGACGAAGACAATTAAGTTACTTAATAACAGTTATTAATCGCCAAACAACACATAAGGAATAGACATGGCAAGAAATACCAGTCCCGAAGGGGACATTATCAGCGTACCTGCGGACGCCCCTATGGTGGAACAGTTCGTAGAGTCGGCAATGAAAACAACTTCTAAGGTATTCACCGAAGATGAAGTTGAAAGTATCCGCAAGCAAGAAAAAGACAAGATGTACAAGCGTCTTGAAGAAGCGGATACCCGTGTGAAGAGCATGGAAGAGCAAATGAGCCAAATCACTGCTGAACGTGAAGCCGCTAAAAAAGAGGCTGAAGCACGTGCCGCTAAAGAGGCAGATATTCTGCGTCAACGTGAGATTGACGAACTGAGCGCCAAGGAACTTCTCCTGAAGCGTGAAGAGGAATTTAACCTGAAACTTCAAGAAATTGACGGTGACTACAAGCGCCGTTTTGACGAGATTGAGGCACAGCGCCTAGCCCAAGAGGCAATCATTGAAAAAGAGCGCCGCCTTCAGGAACTTAGTTCTTACCGTAACCGCCGACTTCAAGAGTCACAGGAAGAAATCATCCCTGAACTCATTGATCTCGTATCGGGTAATTCGGAAGATGAGATTGAAACATCAATTAGTGTACTTCGTGACCGAAGTTCTGCTATTCTTGAATCAATCCAACAAGCGACTGCGCAACAGCAAGGTCGCTTGAGGGGGGCACCAGTAACGGCGCCTCCTGTAGGGCCAATGGAAACTCAAACGGAATACCAAACGTTAAATGCGGATGACATCCGTAATATGACAATGGATCAGTATGCGAAAATGCGTGATCGGCTACTTAATGCCCGCCCCAATAGGGGTCGGTTCTAAAACCTAAAATCAACACTTAATCCTAGGAGGATTAGAACATGGCTTTTCCAGCCCCAACAAGTGGAGCAGTAACCAGCACCGCTAGCATTAGCGCAACTGGCTA